CTTACCCGGCTTTTAGTTCCCCATTCCACATAGGCGGAATATTCAGACGGTGAAGTAGCCTCGGCCATCATTGGTCCAGTCTTAGAACTTGTAATCAACCCACGTAAAAACCCCTGGTCTACCGGTGCATCATTTTTTGCTCCCGTCGCCCAAAGCCTTGCCGCATCTTCAACCTCGCCTCCGATTTCTTTTTGGAGGGTTTCCGGCATATTTTTCAGCTTGGCTTCAAATTCGGTCCACCCGTTTAATGTGATGGTCGTAGGCATTAGTTGGTTTGGCTTTGTATCTGAAATTCGTAGATATGCTTTTTTTGGTCAACGAGATGATATGCTGAAAAAGTATAAGTGATGGAGTTGATCACAATCTTTGTGTCCGATCTTAGGGCGGAGGCAAGGGCAGTCTGAAACCGACACCGTAAGGTGAGAAAATTATTATCCGATAAATCACCGTAAGTAAGCGACCGGTTACCGGATTTATAAATAAGCTGGCCACGGGTGGTAAGTAATGTGGTATAATTATCCGCATAGCCAGCCCCCGCCACCGTTGGGGTGTTTTGCAGGAAAACCACCGTCTCCCTCATATTCCCAATGGACTTTACTGCCATAACTGTCTTTTATACGGCTCGGCTATTATTTTTGCTGCTTCGCATACGCTTATCTCCTCTTCGCCCCTATGTTCATAAAGCCATGCGACCTGTACCAGCACCGCCTGCTTTAAATCATCAGGAACCACGGAATATCCTGTTGTGTAGGTGATACGGTAGCGATTTCCGGGCGCATTGCCATAAGGTGAGGCCCAAGGCCCCCACTGAAAATATCCCCGAAATGGGGAGCTGGGATCGAATGCGCCGCCATCTGATGGCATAAAGGATATGAACTGCGTTCCATCGGTACTCCAGCCTGATGTGGCCGTGGTATATGATGCAGGGCCGCTGCCCTCGTTCCCGGTCCTGGTCTGAACTCCAGTGATCCCGGTAACGGGGCCATAGGGTAACTCATACTCGTTGTAAAGATCAGCGGTCATCACCACCGATTGCGTCACAATAGAAATGTTGCAGTAATTCTCAATTATTTTTCTCGCCTTAGTGATAAGGGCCGTTATCAGCGCATCATCATCGGTATATGTTACTATGCACTGCGCCTTCGCTTCGGCGAGTGTGCAAGGCTCTGTTGGAGATGATTCGCTGCGGCGTATGTCAATGATATTATTTCTCATCGGTACGAGTGTGCTTGTTCGTATAAAAATGCTTCAAGCCCTTCAAGTTCCTTCATTGGGTCCAATTCTCTGGCTCTCTCCCTACAAAGTAAAGATTTTTTCCTGTATTCAGCGGGATTATCCAATTTACGGATGGCTTTTGCCCAATCCTCGACCTCGCCAAGCTCCACTTGCGGCTCACCTGGGGTAAGGTCAGGCAATTCATGGCCAACGTAAATGCCAGCATTGGCGCAGTTCTCCTTCAGCCCAGGTGTAGGGGTGCAAATGACCGGGATTCCTGAACACATGGCCTCGGTGGCGGTCCTACCCCAGCTTTCGTAATAAGATGGCATAATTAAGATGCGCGTGCGCCTGTACACGCTCAATATATCGGGGGAATTTTCAACAATCTCCACGTTTGGCAGCTCGCGGAGCAGTTCCACGATCACGTTCTGCTTTGGGCCATCATTTCCGGGGTTATCGTAGCTACCAATCACCCCTATGAATTTGCGATCAGGCATGGCTATGGCCAGCTTTCTAAGAAAATAGCCGCCCTTCATAAAATTCAGGCTGATCAGCGTAATGGCATCTCCGGTAGGCTCTCCAATATCATAATGGGTAGTATCGCAAGGGGGGTGGAGAACATAACCGGGGATTTTGTAGCCAATTTTATCAGCGATCCATTTGGAATTATAAACTGCTGATACGTTACCAAAATTATTCTCAATGGATGAATAAGGGATATCATTATGCACGAAATGGACCAGCGATCGCTTGGCCTGTTTTGCCATCAGGATGGTGAACTGGGTCATGTCCAGATGGGTAAGGATAATATCTGCCCATCGGTAGGTATCCACGCTCTGGCCCGTCTTACTGCCAACACACTCCACTCCCTCATAGGTATACGGAGTGCCAACTTTATTATTCTGATCGTAGTGCAGCACGCACCTAACATGGTGGCCACGGCTTATCAGGAATTGGTTAACATTGTGCGCCACATACTCGCTGCCGCAGTTGTGCATCGGGGGATAAAGGTGGAGTGACCAGAGGATTCTCATATTATTATTGCCCCATCGGGGTAAATATCTTTGGTTTCAAATTCAGGTGGCATGGATGACCCGAACCACCGCGATGGCATTATTATTTTTTTATCAGGATGCTCACCAAGCAAAGCGGCCATAAAGCTAAAAGATGAATTGGCGCAAATAAATGACTTGCAGCGTTTCATTAGTTTAAAGTCATCGATGTAGTTGCTAAAAACATCCATTAACCCAGGATCGCTCTCCCCTATGATATACGCTTCTTTTAATGCTATACGATCATAATAATCCTTCATCATTTTAAACCATGCAGTATGATCATCAGTAAATATTTTAAATTCAGTCCCTTCTGGAAACATAGCCATAGCCTGCTGGTAATATTCTTTAGAACATCTCGGGTGCTGCGCGTTCGGGTCGTCAATATAATCCCCAGCCCGGTAATGGATTGCCACATAATCGTTCTGCTCCGGCTCATCCTTAAACCTGAACACCTCTCGGACCTGACCAATGCAGTGAGAAAAGAATTTATAGGACTGCATGTGCGCATCAATAGAATAATTACCCGTTGGCAACACTATATCGCGATACCCCCAAAAATAGCCGTAATTTTGAAAGAACAGGCCATCGGGGATGCGAGGCAATTCATTCACCAGGTGCGCCTCAATATCATCTACCGGGTTTCCAAAAATAGCATTATCATGGGTCTGCCACCTGGGGAAAGCATACGGCTGGCCTGATCTGGCAGCTATGCCGATCACTCCAGCTATGGTGAACATCTGATTACCAAAACGGCCAAGGCCACCCGTTCCTATGGATTTAGCGGTCAGCATTTAATATAATTTTTATACACCCTTTCAATTCCCTCTCTTAAACCTATTTTAGCTTTCCACCCAAAACTATTTATTTTTGAAACATCCAGCAGCTTCCTTTTCATACCATCCGGCTTTGTGCAATCGTTATAAATTTCCCCAGTATAACCCACCACGCGCTTTATCATCATGGCTAATTCCTGGATGGTGATATCTTCACCCGTTCCCACATTTACCGGCTGATCACCATCATAGTTTTGCATCAAAAAATATAAGGCATCTGCCATATCATCGGAGTGAATAAACTCACGGCTAACCGTACCGCTGCCCCAAATAACCGCATGAGGTAGCATATTAATCTTTGCATCGTGAAAGTTTTTTATCATTGCAGGAAGTACATGAGAAGTAGTCGGGTTATAATTATCGTGATCACCGTATGAATTAGTGGGGATAGCAGATATGAAATTGCACCCGTACTGCCTGCGATACGACTCAGCCATTTTAATTCCAGCTATTTTTGCCACCGCATACGGCTCATTGGTAGGCTCAAGTTCACCGCTCAAAAGATATTCTTCTTTTATAGGCTGGGGGCAATTACGCGGGTAAATGCAAGATGATCCCACGGTGATCAATTTTGCTACATTGGTTAAATATGCAGCATGAATAACATTCGCTTGAATAAGTATATTATCATAAATAAACTCTCCGCGCTGGGTATCATTGGCCATAATTCCACCCACCTTCCCGGCACATAAAAAAACATAATTTGGCCGGTGATATTTAAAAAATTCTAATGTCCTCGACTGATCTCTCAAATCAAGTTGTTTATGGGTGATGGTGATGATATTCTCATATCCCTCTTGCTGCAGTTTTCTTAGCACCGCACTACCCACCAGCCCCGTATGGCCGGCAACGTATATTTTATCTGCTTTGTTCATATTTTTTGCTTACATATTCACGCTCTTGTAATATAACTGATCCGGGTATGGACCGCGTGGCCATTCCATCCCACTCCCTGATCATCACCGAAGTATCTACTATTGATGGCTGGCCGTATTGCTCGATAAGCCTGGTGTAAAATTCACAATCGAAAAGCCATGTAAGCGACTCGTCAAAACGGAGATTAGAACGCTTCCACGCCACCGCCGAAGGGCATCCGTATGTATTGCAACCCTCAGCCAGTCCACGATCATGCGAATAAAGGTCATGGTTAAGGTATGGAACATGATCACCGCGCTCGTTGGTGTGCTTTGAGGTGCAAACTCCCCAGCCCTCTATTTTTGCGAACTTCTCAAGGCTATCTTTTCGGATAAAATAATCATCCTGAAACATCGGCTTTATAATATCCCCAGCCGCGCAGTCGAGTAAATAATTCATTGATGCAGCCGCCCCTTCTTGCTCATGGGTAAGGATCTCAATATTTTTATAGGTCTGCTCTTTTATGGATTGCAAAAGCTGATCGAGGTAAAGTTTACCCCGGCCATACACGGGGATCAATATGGAGATAAGCGGATTATTCATTTCTAAGTGATTTTACCAATTCCGGCACCCACACCCGCTGGCCTGGTATATTCATCTCATTCTGACCAGGAACCGGAATCATCGAAAGCCAGTATTTAAACTCATCCAGCGACACGATATGCCTATAAACATTCTGCACATTCGCATTTGGATGCGCCCTCAAATAGTTTATCAGCGTGTTTGGGTTCGTTCCCCAATCAATATTCCCCAGCCTTATGATGGTATAACCTGGCCAATGCTCTTTAATGGTATGCTCCATCACCCTTTTATGCCTCGCATATTCGGTCTTCAGGTAGTATATGCAAAGCGATGAGAAATAAACCAAATGCTTACTTTTCGGCTGCTCCATCAGCAGCTTTAATTCCCTTCGGTATTCATTCTGCCTCGTTTCTTTTGAATTGCTCACCCCGGATGCAAAGAATATCACATCTTCGCGGTCCGTGATTACTGAAGCGATATCGCCTTTGCCTATGACCATTCTTCGTTTCTTTTTCTGTGGTGAATAAACATCGATGGGTATGTGTCTTCAGGCCACCGGTAACGCTGCGACTCAAACCACCGCGCATCTGGCCACCAATGGGTCTTTAATTCATATTTGATCTGCAGGCAGCAAAGAATAGCCTGATCGTACCGGTGTGAGGCAAAAGTAGGGTAATTGTGCAGCTCACTGGGGCTATCATCAATCATCCCCGGCATTTGGCACCATACCAGCCACTCCTTTATAAACTTACGGCTGAAGGGCGAAACCCTGATCCACATGGCCGATGCTTGCACCTGCTGGGCGCGGATATAATGCGGGTCATACCCTAAAAAATACCCCTCTTTGCTATGGTCCACCGTGATGGCATCTTTGTTAATGGCTGCAATCACATCCATCTTGCACCACTCGATATGGGTAAGGCCGTTGGTGAATAAAAACACATCCTGATCCATGTGCGGGATAATGGCATTCAGCGGGGAAATGATCTCGCACCCAGCATCCACATACACGATATAATCCCCGTCCTGGGCCTCCATCATCACCCGGTTAATGAAATATGGCTTGTGCAGCCAATATCCATTGCAAGGCCTTGGGGATGGCTCATAATTAACCGCAAATTCAGCGTCAAGAATGGCTTTGTTGGTTTTATAAAACTCTTGTGAAACATCCAGCCCGGAATGGAAAACATGGACCTCATCAGCACCGTTCTTAGCGGCATCCTGCGCGCATTTATCTCTGCTGATGGTCATGTTGGCGGCTGAGTATGTTACAAATCTGATCATAAATTATTTTTCATCCATTCATTGCCCTCTTTATGGCACCCATAGGCCACTTCCATCTGCGACACATCCGAATATCCGGGTTTCTGAAAGCATATCATCGGGTTTACCAAATATACATCCCGCTCAACCATGGCATTCACCCTTAGCCACTCATCATAAACCGGAAAGGTCTGCGGGTCAAAATTATCCAGCACCCATTTTGCCATCTTATTGGAATAAACGATGGCGTGCGTCATCCAGGCATTATACAACCTCACTAAATTCAGCGTCACTTTCATAGGCATCTGCCAAACGTTATTATCAAACCCGGTGATATTTGCCCCCAGGTATAGCAGATCCCAATCTGCAGGAAGTTGGCTGGTGGCCTCTTCCATTCTTTTCCAATGAATAGGATCAAACCCAATATCATCCTCAAATATGCAGAAAGGCTCACCGGTATCATATCCTTTCTTTATTGCATCATAATGCGCCTGGTTGAATGACAAATACCTATTCTCGCCCTCATGCGTCACTATTTGCTCCACGTAATCAATCCCCACCTTTATAAACTCCGGCACACATTTCTCCCATCGTTGGGGGTTTTTATCCAAATTCAGGCAATAAAAAGACTTTATCAAAGACCAGGCTGGGTGGCTCATTTTTTATGACAATAAGAAGCTAAAAAATTCCCTTTATTATCCCTGAACTGGGTATTTTCCGCACCCTCACCGCATACGGTCTGGGGGGCGTTCTTTGTACCATCGGGGCTATCGCTTAGGGTACAGATATAACAAACATTCGGGGTTGAATCTTTGGAACAAGACAAGCCAAAAAACATGATGCCAATTAAAAGTAGTCTTTTCATTTTTCGGTTATTAATTGCACCCACATTTGGTTTTTACGGCCAAAAGAGTATGGATACCCATTTAAATAATTATAACTATCTAACATTCTAAAATATATCATATCGCGAATGCTTGTGACCATATAAGATGTTCCCATCCACTTAAATACTTCTCCTTTACGAAGATTACATACCCTTTTTTTATCCATAATAAAAAAAATCCCCTTCAGTCCGAGAACATCAGGGGAAATAACTATCATCTTACGAATCAAGTCTTTGGGGTTCTCGGCACCAAAAGACCTGCATCGAAAATCTAAGTTAACAATAAAATTGAAATACCAAAAGTATTTTTAAAAAGAGAAAGGCCCCCAAAAGAGGGCCTCGTTACTGTGTATGTATCTAATGATCCACCAACCCTATGCGTGAATTAGGTCAATACTGCGGTCACGAAAGCATCCGGGCGGAAGATGGCCAGGTTCTCAGTTCTCTCCAACAGGAACGCAAGCTCGTTCGCCGTAAAGATAGAAGCATGAGAATCACTTTGCCTCATCACCAAACCTTCACTTTGTACCACTGCCACCTTGGTCCAGTCTCCAACGATCACACGACCACCAGTCAGCCAGTTTACAGGGTAAACAGGGATGCCGAGGATACGCACCATACCATCAGCACCAACAGTAACCACAAACGGATTACTATAAGGCACGGTAGTGGCAGGGGCGGCAGTTGTGGTACGACCAGGCTGGAACACCAGCAGGTTTGCCCAGATGTCAGGATCCACGGCGATACCATTCGGGCGAAATTTGTTTTTCAGCAAATTCTTAATGAATGAGATCAGTTTCTCCGGTACACCGGTAAAGCCAGTCTGCACGGTTGTTACACCGGTAGCAGCGGCCACGAGCTGGTTTGCAAATTCTGTGTCCTCGCTATCTTCCAGCTGCTCCATCATCGATGTAGGCAACCAGGATTGCAGGAACACGATATTGCGAAGCGACTGGCGAGATACGATCGCATAACCCGCCATTGGGGTAAGCGTTACATCGATCATCGTATAATCGCGGTCAACCTGCGGCTTTGTGCTTCCCTCAGTCACCTTTGCAAATGATCCTTCGCCGATAGGCACGTTTGCCCTTGGGAAACGAACGAAATCTGTCTCCGATTGGATCATGCGGCAAAGGGACCTGAAACGGAATTGGCCGGTAGGCTCCATACCTGGCCTCCAGTCGAGGTAAGATATGTAGTTGTTTCCAGTACCGGTAAGGTTACCAGAAACGATAGGGCCAACGGATTTGATCTCCATGTTGGTCACCAGCGGTCCACGCTCGGAGCGCATGATCGCATCTTTATGCTCAAGGATCGTGTCGCTGATCAACTGCTTCAGCTCAACAGGCTTTGCAGCCTCACCCTTAATGCGGCCACTTTTAGCCTTCAGTTCTTTGATCTCACCCTGTATTTCTACAATGGTGGCATCTTTTTTACTGAGGGCCTCGGCCAGCTCTTCAGCTTTCTTTTTTGTCTCGGCCACTTCTTTGCTGGCCTGATCAACGAGGGCTTTTACCTCTTTGCCTTCTTTGGTGGAAGCATCGACCTTTGAGGCGATATCTTCCAGGAGCTTCAACTCCTTATTTTCTTCTGCCATGATTAATTCAATTTTGTTTTTAACAATAGTAACTGTTTATAGAAACTATCGCTTTTGCTGGCAGGCGGCTCCGTGATCAGCGGAGTGACTGCGGTATCGTATTTCGATAGTAAGTCTTGCGCTTGCTTTAATTCTGAAAGGATGCTGATGATGGTTTCATCAGATGCTTTCGTGTTCCTGCAAAATCTGTCCATCGCCTCAATGTGCGATTTTATCTCTGCAATAAAATTCTGAATATCTTCTGACTTTGTAAGCGAAACAACTCCGGCCAGTGGATTGGCAGGCATAGCGGTCAAAAGACTGGTCTCGTTATGCCAAACCTCTTTTAATTTCCTGATCTTGCGGCCTTTTATCTCAACTACTTCCTTTTTCTCGGTAACATATCCAAACGATGCGCCCCGGATCACCCCGGCTTCAACCATGGCCATCACATCATTTCCGAGTGTCCACTCGCCAAACTTCACCTCGGTATATGCACGCTCATCATCTTCAAATGTGCGGATTACGTTTCCAGGTATCTGCTTTGTTTCGTGGTTAAATAAAAAATCGATGGACTTTCTCTCTTGCCATGATTTATTGAACATACCCTTTGTGGAAATATCACCAACCCGGTCGATATTATTGTAAACCGCATGAGCAATAAGCGCGGTGCGCTTCGATGTATCAACATCCTTTAGCTCAAGGGGTATGCTTTTTATTTCCATCAGGTAGGGATTAAGTTCGTAGTAAAGTTATAAATATTTTATTATACAAATGCGGCAAATTTTTCTGCCGATGGTTTTGGCACCAATCTGCCATTCTCATCCCGCTTTGCCTTAAATGCCAATGTACACCTGCAGTTACAAACATTCCCAGCCGAGGCGTGCGGATCACCGGGTCCGGTCATCATGTCCACCCCAATCTGCTGATGGGGTTTTGCCCCCTGGTAAATAGGCACCACGAACCGCTCCTTAAAATCCACGGTGGCATCATCCACCACGCGGTGAGAGTGCCTTGTCCGGTGATCGTTGGCGGCTATCCAAGTTTTCACTGACTCCCACTCCGATTTAGCCTCGCCTAATTGCTGGCCATAGTTCATAGCTTTATTGGCCTCGGTGCGAACGATTAACCTGGCGCGCCACAAAATAAGCTCCGGCGATTCCAGGGTGGTGGCGATTTTGTCCGCGCCCCACCCAGCCGCAATTCCCTCACTAATAACTTGCAATATTTGGTTTTTCGTGGTTTCACTGATTGGCAGGATAGCTTTATTCAGCAGGTACTGGGCAAAGAAAGCAAGGATCTCCCGAAGGAACTCCTCGTTAAAGCCAAATCCAGCCTTTACCTCTTTTACGCTTTGGTTCAGGTCGTGAATGGTTTTGTTGGCGAAATAAAGGCCCACGTCTTTATAAATATCCCGGATAGGGCCTGCCAAATAATGGTTTATATGGATCACATCAATGGACCTTTGCGCTGCTTCGATGCCATGCTCCCTTAATGTCTTAACTACCGGCTTTATTTGTTCATGCAAAGCATTAAAAACAGGCTTCAAATGCGCCCGTTCAAATAGCTTCATCCTGCGGATGTGCTTTGCCGAATAATTATATCGTTGCTGGGGGTTCACTGACTGATTGAGTATTTTCGGCCCTTAACCTATCCCGGTACAATTCACGAAGTGCGGCCATCCGTTGTTTTTCCTGGTTGCAGTTGCGCTCCTTGTCCGTTTTTGGATACCTGGCCATTACCATTTGCTTGATTTGCTCTTCCGTTAACATTGGCAAGTGATTGAAGTATTTGATCGCCACCATCACCACCGATAATATCATTAATGGTTTGCTGGCCCGATGGCATGATGATCGTTTCACCATCTTCGCCTCCGATAGGCTCATAACCGATGGCCTCCCTGAACTCATCCACCGTCACCGGCGCTTTTACCAGCCACTCGACCTGCTTGGCCTTATCCTCCTGCAGTTCGGCCATATCATCAAAGTCGGTGCAAATCTCGGCCTTACCCTCAAGGTTAAACGCTTTTAGCAGCACCCGGTTCATCTCCCCGTCAAGCTGCTTGCAGTC